GGACTATATCGCCACCGCCAAGCACGCCGTAGAACTGCAGATCAACCAGGCCAAGCGGGATTACCGCGATGCGTACGAAGCGGGGGACACAGAAAAGCTGATCGAAGCGCAGCAGCGCATGCAGGAAGCCAACTTGCGCATGGTGCAGGTGCAGAATTTTCAGCCTCCGTCTTTACAACTCAGTGATTATGGGGTACAACTCCAGTCACAACTTCAGTCGCAACCACAAGCGCAACCACAACAAGTGCGCGTGGAACCCAAAGCGGAAGCGTGGCAGGAACGGAATCCGTGGTTTGGAGCGAATCGGTCAATGACTGCGTTTGCCCTCGGGGTACATGACGAGCTGAAAGACGACGGGGTACCTATTGGCTCCGACGAGTATTACCGCGCCTTGGACAAGACCATGCGCAAGCGGTTCCCTGAAGCGTTCAACGACGCCGAACCCGCATCGCAGTCCCGTAAGCCATCTACGGTAGTCGCCCCGGCGACTCGGAGCACCGCACCTAAAAAAGTACGGCTGCGCCAGAGTCAGCTCAACCTGATTAAAAAGCTGGGGATTACCCCTGAACAGTACGTCAAAGAATTTGTGAAGGAGAATAGTAATGGCTGAAACGAGAATTGCGCGAGATGTAGTCACCCGTAGCATGACGGAGCGCCCGAAACAGTGGATGCCCCCGGAAACGCTGCCGGAACCGGACAAGAACCCGGACTACGCCTATCGTTGGGTGCGTGTCGCTACGCTGAACTCGGCTGACCCGCGTAATTTGTCGGGCAAGCTGCGTGAAGGATGGGAGCCTGTTTCTGTTGAAGAGCAGCCGAAGTTTCGCTTGCTGGTTGATCCGCAGTCCCGCTTCAAGGACTCCATCGAGATTGGCGGGCTGTTGTTGTGCAAGACCCCGAGAGAGTTTGTGCAGCAGCGCAATGCCCACTTCAATCAGCAGACCCAAGCGCAAATTGACGCGGTCGACAACAACCTCATGCGCCAGAGTGACCCGAGGATGCCCCTGTTCAAGGAGCGTAAATCCACGACCAGCTTTGGTAACGGTAACTAAATTCAGGAGATTCAAATGGCAACTACAGCAGCTCCTTACGGGCTCCGCCCCGTAAAACGTGTGGATGGCATGCCGTATTCCGGCGCTACCGACATGTTCTTGATTGACCCGGCAGGCGAAGCCACCAATATCTTTTACGGTCAGGTGGTCATCATTGGCTCGGATGGTTACATTGCCATTTCGACCGCCACGGGTGCTGACGTCACCACCAATAACCTTGGCGGCAGCGGCGTGGGTGCAATCGGCGTATTTGTCGGTTGTGAGTATGTCAATGCCCAAGGTCAGGTCATCAACTCGCAGTATTACCCGTCGGGCACTACCGGTGTGGTCAAAGCCTACGTGGTGACTGACCCGATGGTGGTGTTCCAAGGCCAGTGCGACGGTGCAGTAGCCCAAGCCAAGCTGGGCGAAAACACTTACTTCGCGGCTGTTCAGAGCACCAGCACGGGTTCTACCCGTACGGGTAACTCCACTACGGCGCTGGAAAGCACCACGGTGACCACCGCTGCAGCGTTCCGCATCGTTGGGTTCGCCAGCACTCCGGGCGATGCCTACACCGACGTCTTTGTCAAATTCAACCCCTCGGCGCATTCCTACGGGAACAACGTCGGTCTGTAAGGAGTAAGTCATGGCTATTTCTCGTTCCCAACTTCTGAAAGAGCTCCTGCCTGGCCTGAACGCACTGTTCGGTCTGGAGTACGCCAAGTACGGCGAGGAGCACAAGGAGATATATGAGGTGGAGACTTCGGAGCGTAGCTTCGAAGAAGAAACCAAGCTGTCTGGCTTTGGCGCGGCCCCGGTGAAAGCCGAAGGTGCGTCGATTGCTTACGACAACGCGCAGGAAGCCTGGTCGTCCCGGTATAACCACGAGACGATTGCGCTTGGTTTTTCGCTGACTGACGAGGCTGTCGAAGACAACCTCTACGACTCCCTGTCAGCACGTTATACGAAGGCACTGGCCCGTGCGATGGCTTACACCAAGCAGGTGAAAGCAGCAGCCATCCTCAACAACGGTTTTAGCGGCAGCTTTACCGGTGGTGATGGTGTGGCGCTGTTCAGCACGAGTCACCCGTTGGTGTCTGGCGGTGTCAACAGCAACACTCAGGCTACCGCAGCCGATCTGAATGAGACCTCTCTCGAAGCCGCGATCATACAGATTAGCGGCTGGACGGATGAGCGGGGCCTTCTGATTGCTGCACGCCCGCGTAAGCTGGTGATCCCCCCGGCGCTGCAGTTCGTAGCTACCCGCCTGCTTGAAACTGAGCAGCGTGTTGGCACTGCGGACAATGACATCAATGCTCTCAAGAACAATGGTGCCATCCCGGAGGGCTATACGGTCAACCATTTCCTGACTGACACTAACTTCTGGTGCATTACCACAGATGTGCCAAATGGCCTGAAACACTTCGTTCGCACCCCGCTGGCTACCAGTGCGGACGGTGATTTCGATACGGGTAATATGCGCTACAAGGCCCGTGAGCGATACAGCTTCGGCTGGTCTGACCCTCTGGGTATCTGGGGCAGCCCCGGTGCCTAAACGGCGCTAGGTGACGAAGCACGGCCCACCCTCCGGGGTGGGCTTTTATTTGCACCAAAGGCGTGTTAATCTATACAAGCCGTATAGATTAACGAGGGGGAGCATGGAAGTCATTACAAGGGCGGAAGCAAAGAAAGCAGGGCTGCGCCATTATTTCACTGGGAAGCCCTGTGCTCACGGGCATATGGACAAGCGGTTTACTTCCATTGGGAAGTGTATGGAGTGCGCAAGACAAGATGCCATGCGGCAGCATGTGCACACCACCCCTAAGCGCCGCAAGTATTCCAATCAAGGGGCATTCATAGCTGCCGCAACCGCGCTACACAACGGGAGGTACTCCTATGAACTGGCGCAGTATAAGGGGGCTCACCGACCGCTGGCTATCACCTGCCCCGAACATGGTGTGTGGATGCAGACGCCCACTAACCACATGCAAAAGAAAGGGTGCCCTGCATGCGCCACTGCAGAAGTCTCACAGTGCCAACTGAAGCCGCTGGAAACCTTTGTGGCGCAAGCGGTTGAGCTATGGGGGGATGCGTTTGACTACGCTAACACCACGTACCGTGGTGCGCGGGTTAAGCTGAGTTTTGTCTGCAAACGGCATGGGGCAGAAGTGTTACAAACCCCCAATAACCACCTTGAAGGGAAAAACCCCTGCCCACAGTGCAACCATATGAAGTCCTCCGGAGAGGAGGAAGTCCGCAGGTTCCTTTCTATATTCACCACCGTAGAGGCTCGTAACCGGACGCTCATCAAGCCCCGTGAGGTGGATATGTACTTGCCAGAAAAGAAGCTGGCGGTGGAGTATTGCGGGATGTACTGGCACAGCCACCATGATGCCTATGATGAGCGTAAGAACCGGCATAAGCACTTCGAGAAATACACACAGTGCCAGGAGCAAGGGGTACGACTGCTGACCATCTACGAAACCGAGTGGGCAGAGCGCGGGCCAGCGATCCGTCGCCTGCTGCGTAATGCCATCGGGAAGTCTCGCGGGAAACTCATGGCACGCAAGTGTGATCTGCGCACAGTGTCAGATGCCGAAGCGCGGGCGTTTTACGAAAAGTATCATCCGCAGGGGGGTGATGGGAGCGGGGAGCACTACGCGTTGTTCTGGAAGGGCAAAATGGTGGCGTGCATGCGGTTTGTGTTTGGGGCCAATGATCGTGGGGCAGGAGCAAGCTCTCGTTCCTGGACGCTCGGGAGGTACGCCACGCGGGTCACCGTTGCAGGAGCGGCGTCACGGCTGTTCAACGGGTTCCTTACGGACCATTACCATCCGAGCGTGAAGTCATTTTCGGACAATCGGTACTTCTCTGGCGGTATGTACGAACAGCTCGGGTTCGTACTTGAAGAAGAAGTGGCCCCGGATTACCGGGTATGGAGTCCGAAAATCGGCCTGCGGCCAAAGTCCCACTACCAGCGCAGGCTACTGCCCAAACGGCTGCAAGAACACGGTGCGGCGGACAGCTTCGACCCTAAAACCGACCCGCGCACTGAACGGGAAATGACGTACCTCATGGGCTGCGGACGGGTATATGACTGTGGCAAGAAACGGTGGGTCTGGACACGCTAACGGGTAGATGGTATAAAACGATAACACTGGGGGACACCAGTGCGGTAGACGGCCCCAGCCGACGTCATGCAGACTACCGTACGAAACCTTGCATGAAGGGAAACTAAAATGGCAAGCACGACTTTTTCCGGCCCGGTTACTTCTACCAACGGGTTTATTGGGGTGACCACACTCCCCATTTCCACTACGGCAAACCTCCCTGCTGCGGCGGCGTCTAACGCGGGCCAACTGCGTATGGTGTCGGACAACGGCGCGGGTAATAACGAGTACTGCGTGGTTATCAGCACGGGTTCGGCCTGGGTTACGGCGGTCGGCGCGGCACTGTCCTGATAGGGGGGTATCATGCGCCC